CTTGTTTGATAGTATTGTAATCGTGATTGAATAACCATTTTACATCAATTCTTTTTTCATTTAAAATTTTACAAATATCTTCCAAACATTTCAACGCTTCACTAGGGTTTGCATTGTCTACATCTTCTAAACGATTTTGAATAGTGTTTAATGCTTCTTTTATTTGATTTGCGATAATATCAGAGCCTTTCAAAAACCTTGTAGTTTCTATATATAATTCACAAGTCCTTTTTACCAAACCAAATGCTTCTAAATATTCTTTACTCATTCTTCTTCTCCTAAATAATCTTCTATAAATAATCGAACAATGTTTGTTGTCCCTTATTTATATCTTTTCTATCCTGAACAGATATTCCTTTTAATCGGTCTACTGCAATGTCATAAAATTTCTTGTTTATTTCAAAACCTATATAATTTCTGCCTAATTCTTTACAAGCTACCGCAGTTGTACCACTACCCATAAAACAATCTAAAACAACATCATTTTCTTTAGTAGAATTTATTATATGATTCTCAACTAATTCAAGAGGTTTAATTGTATTATGCTCATAATCGTTTTTGTCTTTTTTATTTGTTTCACTAATATAAAATTTGCTTTTTGTATTATACGTTCCATAAATTAAAGTGCCTTTTTCTCTAAACATTAAACAATATTCAACATCACTTAAATATTTACAATTACAGGTTGGTGTTGGATTTGTTTTACCCCAAAACATCAATTCATAGAAACATTCTTTTTGTTTTATAAAATAATTCATTATAGGCAGTATTTGTTCTTTGCTACACCATATATAAATATATATTTTTTTCATTACTCTACATAATTCATTTAAAATAGAATAATCAATGCCATCCATAAGTTTTGTATCTCTTAAATTCCTTTGATATTCTCTTTTTTTAACACCAAAAGCACCACCACCACTATAATACCCATTCGATTTTGTCTTTTCGTATGGAATGTCAATATAAACTAAATCTATGCTCTTATCAGGTATTTTTTTAATCCCCTCATAGCAATCCTCGTTGTATATTACATTAAGTTCCATTATCTCTTTTTACCCCTTTGCTTTTTTATTTTCTAACAACCATTCATATTCATTCGTAATCTTCATATTCCTCATATATTTCTAAAGCTTCATTTTCTTCAGCTTCGAATTCAGCAAAATCACATTCTTCCATAATATCCCTAAATTCTTCATCGGATATTAAACCCTTTGCGAAATCTTCTCTTGCCTGTTGCATTTTATTATATCTAGTCATATTTCCTTTCTTTCTCCTACTCAATGCTATTGCTAGGAAATAGCATATAAAATGAGCAAATAGTTAATTTTAGGAGAAACGATATATAAACATACCTAGCATTAGTCAAAAATTCAAAATTAAGGGAAATTCTGCACAATCTCCCTTATTGAGAATAGCATCACATTCTTTATGGTATAAATTTGTGATTTTCTTTTTTCTCTTGTTTTTAGCACAAGTGCTTATTTACTATCCTTATGCAGAGGTTAGCATCTAAAAATCAAATATACTTAATTGCTTCTTTGCTTCTTCAGGAGCATTCGCATCTTCTCCATCTAATAAGCAACAAGCCTTTTTATAAAATTCTTTTTCAATCTCAAAACCATAACTATTACGTTTTAATTGTCTTGAAGCCAAAAGTGTACTTCCACTACCTGCACAGGGGTCAATTACTACATCACCCTCATCGGTAAAGATTTCGATAAGCCTTTTTAATAAAGGTACAGGTTTTTGTGTAGGGTGTACTTGTTGTGTTTTGGTATCTCTTTCCCAATTCATCCAATTAAACACCATTTTACCATCATTTCTAAATTTAGGCAGTTTATCTCTATAAAGCACAACTGCATATTCGGTAGCACCTATAATTTTCATATTTGCTTTTAATACTTGAGCTGAAAAGTTTTTTATAAATACCAAAGGATAACTTTTCATTAGTCCGTGCTTCTTTCCCTCTTCAATAACCATATTCATTTGCTCAAAGGCACAAAACACAATCATTGCAGGTGCTGAATTCTTTTCCTTTGGCTCTTTCTTTAAATATCTAGTACAAAAATCAAAGAAATTATTTATTTTGAAATTTTCATCGGTTTTAAAGAATGTTTTCCCTGCTAGTTCGGATTCGCCATTTTTGTTATCGCCATCCTTATACCAACTTGGATTACTTGCATAAGCATTATTCCCTAAATTATAAGGAATGTCTGCAATGATAAGCTGTGCGTGTGGTATATTGTATCTCTTTGCGTTTTCAAAATGGTCATTGTATAACTCGCATTTTACTTTGCTTGTATATGTTTGCCCATTGTGTTCTTTAGTAACATAAACATCATTTAATCCCATTATTCAGTTATTTCAACCTCGTTTTCGTTATACTCGGATAATTCTACCTTTAATCCAAATCTATCCTCAATCCAATCTTTCCAAAACTTTACCCACGCTTCCTTTTCCGTGCTGATACCATCATATCTTGTATCAAAATGATAAGGGAAACTATCAGGAACGTTTGCGATAATTACACTATGGCAACTTCTATCTCCATAAGCAGAAGCACCACTTAACATACGCTTCACTTCAAATAAGAAATGGCTTCTATCCTCTTTCCATTCTCCTTTAATAAAACTTGTATCTTCTGATACCTTAAATACTGCCTTAATTTCTTTAAACATATTATATTCTCCTTTTTCTCTTATTTTAAACTTAATGTAATGCTTTTGTATTCATCGAATACCTTAAATAAAACATATTGGTTTTTTTCTACTTCAACTAAACAAAACTCGTTATTGTCTAATAGAACATAACCCTGCTTATTTAATAAATCAGTTTCTTCCTTTGTTAATTCATAACTAGGAATTAAATCTTCATTAAATGATGTTTTCATTTTGTTCTCCTTTCCTCTATTCTTCAACTATAAATGGATTTTGATTATCATCTGCTATAGGATTAAAATTAACTTTAAATCCCATTGCCTTTGCTAAAGAGATTGCTCCGTTTAATCTTGCATCTCTAATTACATATAAATCATTATTTACTTTTGCCATTTCTTCTCTAAATAAATACATCTTCCATAGTTTCTCTGCTATTTTCTTTGCCATATTTTCTTTCTCCTATATGCTAAAGCCTTATCAACTTTGCACCTTAATTATAACAAAATAAAAAAGTAATGTCAACATATATTTTTTTAAATTTTTAATTTATTTAATTTTTATAAGAAAAACCCTATTTACTAGGGTTAATCACTTTTTTGTTTTATATATTTCAATTCTTTTTCCTCTTTTCTTTCTTGCTTCCCAAAACGAATGTTCTAATCGTTCTAGGTATTTACATCTTTTTTGTAAACAGTGCATATTCTTTAAATGCAATTTAGTTAAATAACATTTATGATTTCTACAGTAACCAACACATTTCGATTTATTTGCCCATTGATTGAATGCACATTTAACGTACATCGTTATCATTCCCTAATAGCAATATATCTTTTAATGGCATTGCTTCAATTCCTAATTCTTCGCAATCTAATATTACTGCTTCTAATATTCTGCTCATTTCTTTGCTATCATAAGAAGAAGAGCCATAATAGGTAATAATGTTAGTAAATCCTTTTGCCTTTGACATACCTAAACTTTGACATACCCAACCTACACCATTTTTTTGCCACGCATTAACAAATCTATCTACTGCTTCATTCTTTATAGGAACAATCTCAAACACTCCATAATCTTTAATGTACTTTTTATACACTTCCTCTTTAGACATCTGTATCTTTTTTCCTATTTCATCTAATAGCACCCATAGATAAGCATTTTGGGATAAGGAGCGTTTGTTCCTGTGTTTCTTTATCTCAACATCGTACTCTTTATCCTCTAATGCTTGTAATTGCTTTAAATTTTGCTTTTCGGTTACAAAAGTTATTTCTACCTTATTATCTAAAGAAAATGAAATTTTAGGCTTATTTTGTATGGTAAATTGTATCATCGTTCTTTCTCCTTTATTAAGTCGATTACTATATCCCTTTCTTTGATAATATCTCCGATTTCTTTGTCCTTAACCTTTATACGCTCATTTTGGTATTTTACTATTTTATTTAAAAACTCTAGTTCTTCATCCTTTGTAAAATCTTCATAAGCATACATTGAATATCCACCAACTACCTGTAACTTACCAATTTTTTCTTCCATATTTTTAGTTATTTGTCTTACTGTACCATCTTCAGCTCGATGATATGATGGGTATCTAACCTGATATTCAACAAATTTACGTTTCGTAAATCTACCTTTTACAAATCCCATCCAATATAATGGTTTGGATAATTTTTTATATTCCATATAACACCTCACAAATAGGATTTACCAAAAATCTTAATAAAATCAAGTTCAGGATAAATCTCTTTGAATTTCCTTTCCATTATTTTTTTTAGGTTTAAATCCATTTCTCTATTATTATGAACGCTCATATTGGATAAATTATGATGGGTTGCACATAAAGATACACAACATCCATATTTTATCGATAAGGCTCTTTTGCCTGTGCCAAAGAATGCTTCGTGAATATGTAGGTTGTTTTTCGCACCACAAAACCAACATTCATTCATTTCCTTTTGGAGTATAGAATATCTTTTCATTTATAAACACCTACTTACTTTCATCTAAAATATCACATAATTTATGTGCTAATTTACGCTTTTCATCAGTTAAACAATGTTCTTCTGCATCCTTATCTAAAGCAAACATTATAATATCCCATAAATAATATACATCTTCATTATGTAAATTTAACTGTAATTCTTTAATTTGATATGTCATTAGTACCACACCTTATCACTCACTGCATAATCTGAATAATCTTGTCTTGCTTCTTCTCTCATTCTTGCAGTTGCACAATCCTTTAATGATACATCACGCTCTTGTATCTTTCTTCTACATCTTGATACGCTCTCAAAGGATGGTAATTTTAAAAGTGAATGATTATTTAAAGCTGAATGAATAGACATTGTTGTATCTAATCCATATTGTTCAATAACGGAAAGATATAGGATAAAATCATCTTTCCTACATCTTTCATCACTTACTAAACATCTTTCAACAATAGGCTCTAATTGGCTAACTCTCATTGTTATATTCCCCCTTTATACTATAACCACGGTAACGTATCTTCTTCTTCATTATCTAATCCAAACGAATTAGGTTGTGGATTAGGTTGTGGCTTTGATTTAGGTTGCTGATTAGGGATTTGATTTGGAGCATCTACAGGCTTTGGAGATAAATCATTTACCTTATCAACAACAACTTCAGTAACTGCTCTATTTTGTCCGTTTTGGTCTTGATATGTTCTTGTTTGAATTCTTCCTGTGATAGATAACAAATCTCCCTTACGAACATATTTGCCCATAAATTCAGCACTTGTTCCAATGGCTACACACGGAATGAAATCTGCATCATATTGTCCCTGTGCATTCTTATAAGTTCTATTTACTGCTACATTAAAACCACATACTGCAGTTTGGTTTTGTCCATATCTAATTTCTACCTCTCTTGTAATTCTTCCTACTAATGCTACACTATTCATTGTTCTTCTCCTTTATTGTAATTCTTAAAAATGGCTTTCTATCTACCTGTGTTACCTTTGTATGAGATTTTGCTTCTTCATCATACTTGCTCTTTGCATTCTTGTATGCTTCAACAATCTCCTTATTCATTTCATCCTCTAAAATTTCCTCTTTTTTGGTTTTTCCCTTAACCAATGTAATCTTTATTCCATCTTTTTCAAAAGTCGATAATTTTCGATTTTCCATTGCTTCCATAAGGGTTTTCTTGAATTCTTCCTGTTGCTTCTTTGCGAATTCTACCTTTTCATTCAATTCGTTAATGATTTTCTCTAAATGAACAACATTTTGTAATGAGTTTTCAGCTTCATCAATTTCTAATGTGAATTGCATTCCTAAACGCTCACAATTAAATAAACGCTCAATATCAGAATAAGGTTTTAAAGGAATTTCTTCTACATTTAGAATACCCTCTTTGTTAAAGTGGAATACTTGCCCTATAACATCATTGTATTCACTTTCTTTAACAGGTACAATGTTGCCATATACATACGATAGATACAAATAACGATAAATTGATAATTGCCAACTTACTGCTTCCTTATGAACAACTGATGTTGTCTTAATATCTGCAATGATAGGTCTATCGTTTTCCATAAACATCAAATCGATTGTTCCTGCAACAATATCATTGCATACCATTGTTTCACTCTTAATGGATGTTAGATTGTGTGCCTTAACATACTTTTGGAATTCATATAATTCATCGGTAAAGCCTAATTGGTTTTCCTTAATAAAGTTCTCAATCTCCTTATGAATTAAAGTTCCCTTTTTTGCCTTTGCCTGTAATACTTCAGGATTTACCATATCATAGTTTGGAGAAAGATTATGCTTTCTCATAAGTTGTGTGGTGGAAATTAAAACCTTTCCATTAAATGTATATGTGTGATTAGTTTCATTAAATTCTAGCATTTTTTCTCTCCTTTGTCTTTGCAATTAGTTTTTGAATTTCTTCTACAGTAACTTCATTTTCATTCTTACCTAGATATGAAGCAATCATCGATATGTTCATATTTAAAGCATTCATTTCTTTTTCTAGTTCCTCACTTATATTTGTATCAGGTTTTCTTACTTGTGCTTGATACTCGTTTGTATCTGCATCTTTATTATCATCAATAGCAAGTAAACCATTTAAAGCATACTTTCTAGCGTATGATGATGTGCTACCTGTAATTTGGCTTTCATTCATTCCTTTTTGTTCATTAGGCTCTCTAGCGTATGCAGTAGCACTTACTTCATCTAAACCATCAGTGATTTTGGCAGTTGCTTTAATATAAAATCTATCTCCAATTAAAACTACTTCATCATTGATATTTAAGATTAAATTATATTTTGCTAAAATAGGCTTTACTGCTTCTATAATATCTTCACAACTACGATAATTAAAATTACCAAACTTATTATATTGTCCTTTAGGTGCTTTTAATTCTGATTGCACCTTTGATAATGTTACTACTAAATTACCTTTTACAAATCCTTTGTTTTCCATTGTTATATCTCCTTTAACATCTCTCTTATTTTTTTTGCTCTTTCAGGATTGTACACATCCATACCATTTAAGATTTCAGGATGCTTTCTACACAACTCTAAATCTTCTTCAAATGTATTTTCCTTTACTTCTTGCCATTGAATAGGGGTTTTAGAAGCTGATTGGAAACTATTCTCCTGTACTTCTAATTCATCATCCCATCCACCTCTATTTAGCCAAGTATAAGGGTGTGGTATGTATTGAGCAACACTCCATTGTTTAGATTGCTTAAATGCTTCTAATGTTTTAATCATTTTATTAACTAATTCTTCATTAGGCTTATGTGTTAAAAACCAATTTAAGCATTTTTCTTTACCAACTTTTCTAGGATATGATTTCCAAAATGTATCAAATCCATACTTTTTTTCTTTAGATATTTCTTTTTTTTCTATATCTTTATCTTCTTCTATATCTATATCTTTATCTAGTAGTACGATACTCGTACGATTAGTCGTACGATTTTTTACGATTTCTTTTTGCTCAAGTCTTTTTTGTGCTTGATATTGCCTATCGTACTCTTTCTTTTTTTCATAACTTTCCAAACTCTGATGTTTATCCCAATTTGGAATAGTAATAACTCCATCTATTAGTTCTATCATACCAAAATTTTGGAAAGTATTTAAGGATAACCTAACGCTTGATACAGGCATTCTAAAAATGGATGCCAACATTTCATCGTTATACGCTATCTTATCATTTAAAACGAACACACCTGAATTATTCGATTTCCCTGCTAGGCATAACAGTTTAAACCAACACGTTATAATTGTGTATTTTTCAGGCATTCCCTCGATTAGTAGTATTTTTTCATCATCGAAAATGTTTGTACTAATCTTAATCCACTTCACATCACTCATTATATTCTCCTTTTTTGCGTTTTTGCTTAATCTCCTTATAAGCTATCGTTTTTAAAATAAAAATCAAAATTAAGCCAAATATTTAAGTAATCTTTCTTTGTTTAAATCAAGTGCATTTGCTAACTTAACCACTGTATCAATGCTAGGTAACTTTTTATTCTTCTTACTTTCAATTAAAGCAATGGTAATCTTTGCTACACCTGATACATTGGATAAATCCGTTTGAGTATATCCTTTAGTTGCTCTTGCAATCTTGATTTCTCTTGCCAAACTTTCTTTCTTTGTCATTTGCATATCTCCTTTCGTATATTATTATATCAAATTGTTAAAACATTGTAAATAAAAATTTTAAATAAATTTATTGTGCTATTTCGTAATTATCACACGGATAGGATAAGTACATCAAATTTCTTACTACAGTAATCATTTTTGCTTCCTTATGGAATTCACATTCATTATCGTTCTGATAATCCCAAAAGCAACCCTGATATATTCCATTTAAGTAAAACTTTAATTGTTTTCCCTTTTCTAATGTAAATTTTTCCATTATTCCTCTACCTCGATTTCTTTATTTAAATATCTTCTTCTATCTTTATCATCATTAAAACCACAATCTACTAATAAAATATCTATGAATGGGCAATGCTCTAATACCTCTTCATCACATTTCTTACAAATGTCTGCAACCTCATTCAATGTTAATTCCCCAACTGCTTTTTTCATATCAATTCCCAATCTCCTTTATCGTTAGTTTTTGCTACAGTGATTATATCTTTTTCAGTATAGATAGCACCATACCAAGTAATTTTTCGTTCTTCCCCAAATAATCCATCAATAATATAAATAGAATTGTCAATCAAATCTTCTAGTTTTTCGGATTGCTTAATAACTTGTTCTTTTCTTATAAAAGCCATTTCTCCAACATTATATCCCTTTACAAAACCATCATCTCTTACTATACTTTCCACTTGATAAATCCTATTATTTGTCCTTATATACATATCTATTCACTCCTATATTCAATATACCAATCATTTCCAAATTGTTCATTCATTGCTTCTTTTACATACTGCATCTTTGCAATGGTTACATCCTCTAATCTTTGCCATCCGTAAGTTCTTCCCTGAATTACATATCTAAACATATTTTTACACCATCCTTATCTCATATTCACAAGCCACGAAATTTCCATTATTTTGAGTTTTTACAACATACTTGTAATATGTTAGCACCGTAACATAAATTTTCTTAATTTCAATAATTTTGCCACTATCATTTAGTTTTGGGATAAATACATTATCCCCTATACTATATCTTCTAGCCATTGTCTTTCTCCAATCTATCAGCTAACCACTTATATTCATTATCACTCCATCCACCATTGATAAGTGTAGTGAACAAATCAATGTAATAATCATAGAATTCTTCTGATTGATTTTCTACATCTACAGGTTTGTATTCATCATCATAAAATGTATTCATAAACTCGGTAAATGTATCTTTATGCTTTTCTAAATAATCCGTAATCTTACAACAACTAAACCAATCAGGATTTACCTTTACTACTTCAATCTCTTTAGCCATAACTACCATACATCTATCGTAATCATCGCAATCATCATCAGAGAAATCGAAATAATTTCCCCAATCATAAATGTTATCTCCAATGTCTAATCCACCATCTTTTTTTACTAATTTATATAATGTCATATTCTCCACCTACTTTCCGTATCTAAATGTTCTTTCTAATATTACTCTATCATCATCTAATAGCTGAACGTTCATAATGTAATAATCTAATTCTTCTCTTATCTCATTAGGCTTCATATCTCCTGCTTCGATAGAATTCTTATGATATTCATTCCATTCATCCAAATGTGCTTTCCAATAATCTAATTTAGCCTGATTATTTTGGGTTTCTTTGGAGTTTCTAATACCTAATACACAATTATCAGTATATCTGTTAAAAACACCTTTCTTACCTCTTCTTCTACCTGCGAACATTTCATTTTCATTGCAATATTCACTTATTACTCTTTGATTTGTTTTTTCATTGATTTCAACCATCTTCATATTATACATAATTTCCACCTCTTATCTCCTATAATCCCACCAAAGAATTCTTCCCCAATTCTCTTTATCATTGCTAGGTAATAACCCATTGGATAATCCACCATATAAATAATTCATTTGTTCTAAATAATCTTCATATTTAATGCTATTAGTTCTTAACCAATTAGCAACATAGGTTGCTCTTTCGGTATCAAAACCCTGCTTTTTTAATTCTTCAACAAGTTCCCATTTAAACATATTTTTTCTCCTATATTATATGATATGCTTTCATACCTTTTCGTGTTAGGTAATATCTATCACTACAATATTTAACTCTACGTTCTTTAATATAATGATTTTCTCTTGCTTCAATTCTTGATTGGAAGAATTCATCATTTCTATCGAAATCTTTGTAATCTTCCCAAGTAAAGTAAATTGTTCTATAAACTATTTCAGCAGGTTTCTTTTTCTCACATTTAGCAATATACTTTATTTCTTCCCATTCTTTAGGAGTAATCTTATTCATTTTTGCTAAATACTTATTGTGTAATAATTCTTGTAATGTCATAATTCATATCTCCTTATTCTATTCCTAAATATTTTTTTGCTTCTGCAAAATTACCATTCATTAAATTTGTAATGCAAAATAATGCTAAATTCATTTGATTGCTATAAGTACGTTTTAATTCTAAACAATCCGTTTCATACAATCTCTTTCTTGCATCCATATAAATTTCTTTGTAATCTTCTTTTGTTTTCATATTTACCATAATGTATCTCCTTTCAACTTATGCACCTTTATTATAACATAATGAAATTCAATGTCAATATATTTTTTTATATTTTTTGTATAAATTGATAAAATAAAAAAAGAGGTGTGGTAAGCACCCCTTTACCCTTATGTTACATCATAAGGATTGCAAAGAAAATAAAAAGATATTAAGTTGTATGCCATTTACATAACATCTACGCACTTAAATTATAGCATAACAAAAGAAAAAAGCAACCTTTCGATTGCTTTAATCTTGATTGTCTGTTACGTTAGGAGAATATAACCATATATATTTTAACATATATATCAGCTTTGTCAATTATCAATTCCCCTAGTTTCCTCTAATCTACTGCATTCACTTGAAATTCGCAGTATGCACCATAGTATTATTAGTGTTAGCATTGTGATGTACCTCACTAATCCATCTTTAATATCCTCTTTGCAGTAGCCTTACACTCTTCACAAAAAGCATTGTAATTTGCAAATTCAACAGGTTTTGTATCACGTTGCCTATGTATAGCCAACTCCTGTGAAATATTGTAACGTTGTCTAATTAACTCTTCTACAAGTGCAGGATATAACTTATCCTGTTTTTTAAATTTAATTGCAAGTTGAATTTTTTTGTTGTCCATTATGCTTTCACCTCTTCAATTAAGTAGTCAATATCACTTGGTACATCATTATTGTAAGTGTTAGTAAATTCAAGTGTACCTAAAGACTCTACATCTATTGTATCAGTTGTTAGGTATGCTGATATATCGGTTTCAATAGGGGTTGCAAGTTCATAGTATAGGTACACTCCGTTCATTGCTGATTTGAATGCAGTTACATCAGTGTATGCACTATCAACAATTTTTAAATTACGGGCTCCACTTGTATTATTTGATATTACTTTATCAACAACATTGCTATATAAATAATTTTCCCTTACAGTTGAATAATTAGGACATAACAAATTCACATTATTGGCAGGTGTTTTAATCATATCATCTAAGATTGATTGGAAAACATAATTTTGTCCCCATTGAGTTCTTTCATAATCCAAACCACCTAAATCAACTCTACCCACTTTTTGCACGAATTTCTTGTTTTCAAAATCAATGTAGTTGTAGCAAGTATTGATACCCCAACCATAACCTGTTAGGTTTTGGATTGCAGTATGGATTGTTAGGGTTTCTTTTACAAAATAATCTAAAACTGCCTGTTTTGGAGTTGATAATTCAGTTGCTAGTTCATAGTAAAGATATACTCCGTTCATTGCTGATTTGAAAGTAGTTGCATTGTTTCCATAAGTTGTATCTCTCAATCTTATATATCCAACTAAAGTACATACTGATTTATCATTTGTATTAGAAGTGAAAACAAACTCACTTTCGTATCTATCGCATAATACATTTGTTGTTTGAATAGTATTAGATAAAGTTGCTTGAAAGAAAGATGAATTACCATAATTTTGATAACTCCAATCCAAACTACCTAAATCAACTGCACCAATTTGAGTAAGTCTTAAAGAATTTAATCCGACTTTTCTACTTACCACACTTGTTACTGCACTATCACGAATTCCATCAAAGTATGGTTTGAAAGTTGTAGGGGATGTACTACCTTTAACTAACATAGGTTTAAACTCTTGTTTATTAAATGTAGTTCCATTTGTAAAATAAATATTGTAATAAGTTGTGCCACTAAAATCACTATTTAAAGTAAATGATGTGTTAGCATTATAATCAGTACCACCTATTGAAATAAATGTTCTTACGCTTGTATTAAATGAATTTAAAATATAAGTTCCAGCCTTTAATGATAAAGGAATTGCTTTATAAATGCTACTATTAGCAGTTGCAGTACCATTTAAAGTGTATATACCATTAGTTGCATTATATGTAATACCATTAGTTGTTGTTTCAGCAACATCATCGATATTCAATAAGTTCTCACTCTTATAACTCATACCACCAACTTTGTTGACTTGACAACCTATTGTACCACTAGGTACACTCTTGCTGAATGCTACATTAGTATCACTTTCTACATCAAGTGTATTACTTCCTAGTTCCCAACGCAAGTCATTTATTTTTTGGTCTACATAGTCATATACTGTTGCACTATCATAAGGTATTAAATTTACTTCCTTTAAAGAAGAAGCATTTGCATTTATTGTATCGGAAAAAGCCTTATTGAAAATCTCTGCCATATATTCATAACCTATAGCAGTATAATGTCCATTTAAGGCATCATTGTTAAAAGTTTCGTTTCTCCAATAATAATTTCTTAATTCAACCAAATAAACATTTTTACTTTCACTTTGACAATAATTTACAACATCAATTACTGCTTGGTTATATGATGGGAAATCCCCATCAGTTCTAGGACAAGTATTACAAAAAATAATCGCACTAGAATTAACCGATAATAAAGCGTTGATTAGTTTATAATAATAAGCATAATAACTATTTGCATTTGTTCCAATATCACTTGAAGTTCCTAATGGTACATAAGTTTGCATTCCTTGATTTTGGTCGTTTATCATTAAGCCTATTACATACGCTTGGCATTTATTACCTTTAGTTTGCACTTGTGGTAATTTTCCTAATGTACCATCAACCCAAGATTTAGTTGATGAGCCACTAACTCCAAAATTAGTCCATTCATTTCCTGTTAGTTGTTTCATATGCTTAACCCAACTATAATTTGGATTATTTTTGTGGTCGTTATCTTTTATCCAACCTGATGTATAACTATCTCCAATTACTCCAACTCTCATAAAAATTTTAGATGATAATGGTAATTCCGTAATGGCTTTATCAGGTGCTTCATTTACAACATATATTTTACTCATTGGGAAGCCATCCCCTCTAAACCATACAACTGCAACAATTACATCATTATAGAATAGTTCTATATTTTGTAAACCTAACACTTTAAATACACCATTTCTATATACCAATACACAAGTAGCATTCAAATAACTTGAATAAGATATATTTTGAGCTGAAATAGAAGCATATCCCGAATTCCAAAATAAATATGCACTAGGTATAACAAAATTCTTATTTGTTGTATCAATTTTAATATTATCCGAACAATACAATGCTAAATTTGTTACCTTATTATTGCAACGATAAATATCAGTTCTTATATCTCCTGTACCATCTAAAAATCCAATCCATAATACCATATCCCCATCTTGTATGGCATTAGCAAAATTTACAAATTCTAGGGCATTATTACGAATTACAAGACAGTAATTACCTAATGATAAAGAAGCGTAAGATATTGTTTTTACTGCTATATTATCTATTACAATAAAACTATATTTAGTAAATGCCCAATTTCCACTAATTGTCATTGTTTTAGCACTATCATCAATAGTAAATTCACAACTATACACTAAATTATCCCACATTTTTTTATAGTTGTTTATTTCATCTTTGGTATAGTAAATTGAAACATCAGCAAGATATTTATAATTAGTATTCTTATACTCTTCATCGGTATCATTCCATACCCAAATATATCCTGTATCAGTTGCAACTGCAATTCCCTCGTTAGATGTTAATGCTTCAATATTCGCAGTTGTATCAAATATATCAGGTGTACCTAAACAACTAATTTTTGCTTCTATTTTTTCATCAAGCAAGTTGTCTAAATCACTACCTGTTTGTTCATTTAATGTTCTACTTGCATACGATAGTAATAAATAATCGTATTGGCTTTGTGTAATACCATTATCGGAGTTTACAATATTTGCCTGTACATTAAATGTTAATTCTCCCAATGCCCAAAGCGTATTATTTTCAGCAACACGAATTGTAGCAACAACTAATCCATTCTGCGATAAGTAAGATGATGAAAGAGTAAATACATAAAATTTATATTCTTCAAAATCTTGAAAGTATTTCATATCCCTTTTAGCATCGTAAGGGATTGCCTTTGTTACAATATTATCTACAAAAGATACCTCATTTGTAAGAGTTCCATCAGGATTTTTTTGTAAATACCAAATATCATCAATATCAGGATTGCCCTCTAAATAGCAATAAATTTTGTTGTAATCACTACTTCCTCTCCTAATGCTTTCATCATTGATTACTTCTTTTATCGTTCCGTTTGTATCAAAATATATATACATTTTCATTCCCCATCCTTTTTCTTAAATTTAGTTATAAACATATCCATTAAATTTTCAGCTTTTTCTATACCTTTATCGTGCATATATTTAGGGAATGGATTTACAACAATCGCAACACTTTCACATCCTATAACAATAAATAAGGCTTGTTTAAATTGATGTATGCTTCCCTCAATAGCATTTACCACTAAATACACTAATAATAGTGGTAAAATCACTTTTATAAGTCCACTTAATATTTGATATGTCATTGAAAAAGGAATTGAATTTTTAAGGATTTTTAAGCAATAGAGAACAAAGAAGAATACAATCATTATTCCTATAATTCCCCATCCTGTAAGTGAAATATGGCTTCCACCATTAGAGAAAATCTCAAATCTCCACGCTATAAACACGAATGGTAATATACATCCAAAAATACAAAATAAGATTGTTCTTGCAATAAATACTTTCTTATCTTTGTTCTCATTTGTTTCAACTGCAGTTTCCATCTCTTATCCCCTCTTCCATTAAACTCTGAATTTTTTCATAAGCCTTTTCTTCATCCGTTTTAGCAATAAATGTCTTATTTACTTCTACATCTAAATAAAATTGTTGTAATGTAGTTGTTTTATAATCTAGGAAAATACAATCTTCTTTAATCATATCGTTTGCTACATAAATACCCCAACCAACCGATGAAAATAAGGTAAAATATCTTAATAATAATGTATAAAATGCTTGTGCCTTATCTACTCCATCCTGTTGTTCAAAAACGAATGCAGTAAGCACCATACTAACTAATAATGTCAATATAACTCTATATGATGTAAGAATAAGGAATGTTTTACGCTTTCTTTCCTGTTGTCTACTTGCTTCTTCATACATTGATTTACTTCCATTTTTTGAAAAAGCATTCAAGAAATAACTTTCATTGATAAATTTTACTTTTATTTTGCCATCTAATACCCTTAAACAAGCGTTTATTTGATTTTCCGTTAATGAGTTGAAATATCTTTGCTCATTATCTACAACGAACATTTGTGGCTCATTTAATTTCATTATTTGGCTTCTATCTAATTGAATAATCAGCTTTGCTTGTCTTATTCCGTTTTCATCAGATAAATATCGAATACATTTATTGTAATATTCAACTTTATATAAGTTATAGTTCCAATCCTTAAATTTATCTATAATCTTGTCAATTAAATTACGCTTTACATTATATTCATTGTAAGTAGTTTGAAATAATCCCTTTTCTTTATTTCTAAAAAAATTATCTCCCTCTGCTTGTCCAAACACGATACCAATTAAGACAAGTGATATTGTAAACATCGTATCAGTAATGAATTTATCACTTGTCCAATAGTTAGCATCGATACCTGCATTTGCAAAGGATGTAATTGCGATTAGTGTGGCAAGAAATAATAAAGAAACAGTAACAAGAATAGCCTTTTTATTTGCCAATTTTTTCATTTTTTATTCCCTACCTTTCCACCAATACAACAAAGCAGTAAAACCTAAAATTCCGACTAATAAATAAATCAATAAGGCTTGTTTGCTACCAAACCAACCTAATACATCCCATCCCATAAGGTTAGCAGTAACTAAAAACAACGCAACTCCAATAAGTAGAATGCCTAATAAAAGGAAAATAAATCCTTTTTTCATCTAATCACTCCCTATTCAATAGGCTTATTTTCGATAGCCTGTAATTGCTCAACAACAACCTTTTTCTTTTCTTCTTTTGCTATTGTTTCATTTACAACAACATTTTTAGCCTTTTCAACTAAATCCTTATCAATAGTTCCTAAAGATTGTACAATCTCTAAAATTGCAACTCTACTTTCAGGAGTATTTTCCTGTGATAAAGCCAAAACCTTTGCCATTGCTTCAGAATACTCAATTAAAGGAGTAATCAGCTCGATAATTGTACTTACTAAAATTTGCTTTTCCTTTTCAAATTCTTCTGCGTTTTGAATGGATAAATTTTGTAATACGTTCTCTAATGTCATTACTTTTTGTGCCTTTAATTCCTTAATGGTACTAACCATCTTTAATAAAGCAACTAAAAACGAAAATACTGTAACACATACTGTGATTGTTTCAGGTGTAATATAACCCTTTACTGTTTGCCAAAATTCCATTATTCCATACCCTCTTTCATTATTTTTGCTAATGCTTGTACATCCTCTTGCGTTTCAATGCACTTTTCTTGCGTTTTTTTGAATTCTTCCTTTAAGTCCTTAAACTCCTTACGGATGTCTTTGAAAAACTCATTTTTCGAAAGAATTTTCCAACATTGCTTTTCTTCATCAAAAACTAATACATCGTTTTCTTTTGGGATTTTATCCCCCTTAATTTCTAATACTAATTTCATATAAGCACCCCTCTTATTCTTATTTTACAACATAATATTGATTTTCTCCATAATTAAATTCAGGATTATCCTTATAATTTACGATTTCTCCACACACAAGATTATTCTTGCCAAATACTCTTGTATCTTTTTTATTCAATAATGAAGCATAAATTCTTACTTTTCCATTTGAGATTTCAGCATCCGAAAAGTTAATTCCTAAAACAAAATGCAATGTTCCATTTGCTACTCCATCATCTTCTCTATCGGAATACCAAATCTCTAAACCTGTGGATTGTGGATAGTGTGAAATATCAAACTCTAAATATGTTTTTCTTTCTGAAATAAGTACATTAGGTTTTGCATCTTCAACTATTCTTACAATTTCATCAACACTTATATTTGGAAAATTGATTTCTCCCTCTGCATATTCATCATAAACAAGAGTTTTACTAATCTTCTGATTAACAAATCTTATAAAATAATTCTTTAAATATGTTTTTTCAGTAGGTGTTACATCTCCATAATTTACATCTACAACGGAATGATTAGAATTATCCCATATTGCAGTGCTTGAATAGATTACATCGTTTGTATCTTTAAATTGCATAGCAGTGAATGTTTCTACCATATCCTGTCCTAAAGATATAACTTTGAATACATTACTTTGAGAAACATATTCATATTCAATATTACTAAAATAATAATTGGATGTATCTCCTGTAAAATCAATGTTTGCTAGTCTTGATACCTTTTTAAGCGTTAAAACATAATCAGCACCATAATCTTTAGTGCCACCTGCCCATCCTTTTCTAATCCATTTTACAATGAAAGCATTTATCTTAATTTCATCTTCAGTGATACTAACGATAGTGGATGTTTGAACGTTTAATCCAACTAATACATCTTCCCACGGTAAATGTTGCTCCCATAAACTATCATATAAAGAAACGTTCCAATCATAAGAAAACGAAACTGCATCCCCTACACCTAATGATGAAAAATCTCCAATAGGAATTATAAACAAAACCATTGGATTATGATATTCAGCATTAACTCCATATTGCCAATAAACTGTACCACAATAAGAAGTGAAAGTCTTTAAATATCCGTGCGTATCTACAACTGTAACATTTTGTGTGAATTTATTATAAGTGCCATACAAATCACATAGTTTCATAATCCATTCACTAAAGATAATATTTTTATCATTGGTATATGGCTCAATTTGGAATGTCATATCAATAACTTCTTTATTATCTTTATTGATTTTATATTCTTTTCCTATAATATCATTTTCATTTGTAGATGTAAGCAATGGCATTTTTAATATTTTATTATATAAATCATCAGCTATTCCACTATAATAATCGATTACAATATCACTAAAATCCTCTTGTGGAGTATGTGAGAAATAAAATCCCATTGTTTCAGTAAATCCTGTTTCTCTATTGTCAACAACTCTATAGAAAGATTGAATTGAGCCTGTTAAATCATCTTCAGGAGCAGATACATTCATTGTAGGCTCTAAATCACTTATATAATTGCCCATTGAAGTATTATCCCACATTGAAATATTCATACACAAAGAATAACCACTTGTGAATATATTTATATCATTAGAATATTTTCTTTTTGTTCCATTGAGCTTATGAGTTATATATCCATAATTCAATTTATCAGGATTATTGAATTTATCAATGGATAAAGGCTTTAAACTAGGTTTTACAAAAGATAAAAATGCACCAACATAATTTTCAAATGAATTAAAATTCATAGGTGGATTTACATTATAATCCGTGTTTACTTCATCATAATAAATAGTATTTTTTGATAGCATTAAATATTGCTTTCTATTCTCTGAACGTATGATAGATTGAGAATAAGGCAATAAGTTATATGGTCTATGTTTAGCATAAACATTTGTATAATAGTTCTTTAAAACATAATCCTTACATCCAAAATAACTTGCTTTAACATAATTATCATAAATAGCATACTCACGATGATAAATTATTACATCTTCATCCGTTGAATTATCAACGCTTCCTAATTCTTGCAATTCTGAAATATCATCGTATGTAGCATAATAAGAATATGCTTTATTTCCGAAACGATTAGCCTTTTCCTTTTGGAATAGTCCATCCTTTTCTAGTAATGTTAAGGATGATGATGGATTATCATTTGTAACAATATCATCTCTATTTTCATCATCTTTTGAAGTATTTAGAGTTCCATTATAAAATCCCTCATAATCTACCATAAAGAAGAAAGATTTTAATCTTAATGCACCTTTATCTTTATCTATTGGAGAAACAATATTATCTAATCTCCATTGAATTTGGGAATTGATTGTAATATATTTACCTGCACCTAATTCTTTTGACAAATAGCCAATATCATAAATACCATAAGGATAAATTTCATCTAATATATCAAATATATTTTCAATGTATGTTTTAGTTGCAGTTGTTACTCCCCACCATCCATTTGGATATTCATAAGAAGTTCCCCAACCCTCAATTTTGTTACTTCCTATTGAATAACCTACAGTACATAATTTGTATTGTGCCATTTCATCGATTGTATTTGGTCTATTATGAGAAAAATCATTCCAATCCTTTGATATTAAATTTCTTGCTTCTTCTTGCAATACTAACTTTGTTATATCCTGTTTGCATAAGAATACTTTATCTTCTCCTGTGTAGGATGGTGGATTGGTATTATAAGTCCATACTTGTGCTTTTTTATAGTAGCAAAGATAAATTTTATTTATTTTATAAATTGGGAATTTAGTTTCAACTCTCATATTCCCTAATGTCAATAATGAATTATCAGAGTTTCTAAATCCAATATATTCAACCATTCTAGCAGTATTGCTACCACTTAACGCATCTTTATATGAACGCTTCAATCCTGTGCAATGATTTTCACTTGTTCGTGAAGCAGTAATTGAATTTGTTTTATTTAGTGAAAATGTGCCTTTTCTTTCGGTTATATCCATAGCATAAATAACATCATCTTTTACATAAGGAATTCTATCCTTAACTAAAAATAATTGATTTAATAGTGTTCGTAATGATGGATTATCTAATGTGAAATTAGGGCAATAAACATTTCCAAAAATTTCATCTATGCTATCATCTACTTCATATTTAGATACATACATAAAGGTATCATCTGAAGTAGCAACTTTTATTGTAGGAGAATACATTTCTACAAACTGATGGATATATTCAGCTACGCTTTTTCTTAATGAAATATCTCTAGGTTGTGTTATAGAAATATTTGGTAATTGAATACGCTCCATTTTCTTAATTTCACTCATTAAAGAAATTTTATACTTATATAAATTCGATGTAGGATTTAATCTTTCTTCGGTAAAATTATCAATCAATAAGTGTTTATAGAATGTAGGCATTTGGATTGCATCAGCATTATATGTAAACACAAAATACTCAAAATAACCTCTTTGAGCAAATAATGGTGTTGCAGTGTAATTATATACATAATGTCCACTTCCATCATCCGTTAAACTAGCGTATGTACTTCCATCTACTGTTGCAATTTCATAACGTAATGGATTAGTATATCTACGGAGTTTCATTAAGGTTGTTTGTTTTACATTATTTTTATAATAAACGAATTGTAAACTACCTCTAGTCCATCCGTGTTCATATATCCAATTTAATTCTTCTTTATCTATTAAAATGTTAGGATGTATTACTTTAGTATGTACCTCAAAATAGTCTTTTTTTCTCGATTTATAGCCTTTGAATTCACTTTCCTTATCATAAATAAAAACATCATCAAAAGGTCTTAAATCATTATCTTTTGGCACTCCAACGATAATAATTGAGCCACTATCTAATGTTTCATTGTATTCTTCGGAGAATGTAACTCCATTTACTAAATCGTAATTTTTATTATTGATTGTAGCCTTTAAATTCATTTTAATTCTCCGTTCCCATTGAGCCATCGGTTAAACCTGCTCTTGCTCTTGCGTAATTAAGTTCTACATTTGAAGCATTAAGACTTCTGAATGTTTGCGACATTTTTCCCTGTACCGATAGTGTTTCACTTACTCCTACACCTATTGTACTAATACCAAAACCGATTACTGCTCCCCATAAACCACCAATTTGTGCACCTGTCAATGTTCCACCACCAATGGTTGAAGCAATGGATGTAACCTTTCCAATAACATTTTTAGCGTTTTGATATGTGGTTTCTCCCATATAATCTTCATTTATGGAAAATTGTCTATTTAATCCTACATCTACACCCTGAATTATCAATCTTTTTGCAGTTTCAAAACCTTTTCCAATAATTAAAGATTTAAAAATAGTTTTAGTTTCATTTGTTTTTCCGTTATTGTCTTGCATTTCCTGTGCGTTTGGCTCACTAGGTTGTGTAGGAACATTATTTTCGGTTGTTTCAAGAGAAACTCTTATCATTCTTAAATCAGGCATAATATTCCCCCTTTATAATGTAAATGTTAAGTTAATAACAGGTAATTCTCCCATATTTTGTTGTAATGTGGCATTTGCAAGTCTAAAATCTTGCGTAATTTCAATTTCATTCTTAAATAACACCTTTAACTTGAATAATGTTGCTATGCCATCAGGAGCATTTACGCTATCTTTAGCCATTATATAAAGTAATTTATTACAAAAACTATCATTTGTAAGATAAATACTAAAATTCAACACTAATGTTCCAACTCTTGCCCAAGATTTCGTTATATTATCTTGATTATACAAAGATTGAGTTTCTAATTGTACATCAAAGCTGACATTTGAAGTAATAAATCCTAAAGGTGTATTTTGGTTTCCATTTACTAATGAAATCGACTTAATAAGGTTAGAATTTTCACTAATTTGGAGCGTTCCCCTCATAGTCATTAGGCTTCTATAGGTAGTTCCTATTTCGTTAAAATTTGACAAAACGGATGGGGATTGAAAGTATTGCTTTATTGTATAATCATCGTTGAATTCCAAGTTGTATGTTTCGGCAAAAGCGTATAATAATCTTTTAGCAATATCTATCTTATTGGCTTCACTTATAACATCTAATTGAATAGGCATTATAATTTGTCCGAAATTCAAAGTTGCAGGATAATATTTTATTACAATAAAAATCATTTTCTTTTGGTTTTTTAATTCTTCATCCTTTTCGTATTGAGTTTCATTAGTAATGCAAAAAGAATAACCGTTAAAAGCATTATCACTATTCAATATAGATTTCATTTCTTTGCCTATTAGTTCTAAAATATTTTCCTCACTAATCATATTTCTACATACTCCTTTACTTTTAATCCCTTTTCCTTTAAAAACTCATTTATAGCCGTTTTTATAGCATATTCTACATATCCTGTATGAGTTTTGGAAAATCCACCGACTTTATTTACTTCTTCTGCATAACTTCCATCTCCTGTATATACAATAACACCTTTATCAAACCAAGTTTGTAAATCGTACATATCTGCAGGTATATCTACATAAAAACCATTTTCCGATGGAATAATTTGGATAGTGTCCATCAAGTTACCACTTAAATGCACAAGTTCGAATTCTTTTTTTAGATTTGCTTCTATTTTTCTAGCCAAATCCAATAAATCCATTCTTGAAATCATCGTTTTAACTGAATATAACTGAATTTCAATGGGTTTTTCATAAATTGCCTATTCTTTGTTATCTTTTTTTCTTGGAAATTCTTTACAAACCATATTTCTTCTTGAAATTCAATTAAATCTCCCTCTTTTAAATCTACATAATCATTAGTTTTTATGGTGGTTGAATTTTCATCAAAAATAAATCCACTACCGACAACCAATTTTCTCTTTTCTTCGGATGTAATTTCTTGTGCATAAAATGTACCATCAGGAGTTTTTTCGTGTGTAAATTCGGATAAATCTCTATTTTTTTTATCTACTTTCCAATACTTACACTTTTCAAACTCCCCTCTTCTTCCTAAAATATTATAACCACCAACCATCTAAAGCACCTCTACCTCGATTTTTGATTTTTCTATTCCATAACCCACAAAGAATAAGTTCATCTATAGCATTGGATGAAATTTTGATACTATCTAAAACCTTTCTTTCTGCCTTTACTCCACTTTCCATATCATATCCACTATCTACCGATACATCTCCCTGTGTCAATACATAATTTGCTTGTTCTAATAATGCTAATTTATAGTGTTCCTTTTGATAATCGGTAAAATGCTTATAATCAATATCTACATTCTTATAAAATCTTGCATTGATAAAAGCACACATTCTATTTTCAATTCTCTTTAAAAAAGCATTTACTTCATTGGATGGATTGTCATTAGTCTTTAATTCAGCTTCTAAATCTATCCCAAAATATTGCTTGAAATCATCTGCAGTAATATATTTAGTCTTTAATTCCATTGTAAAATCCCCTTTCATTAGTTTTATTATACTTTATTTCATAAAAAAAAGAAAGCATACAATTTGTATGCCCTCTTATTTCAATTTTAAGCAGGTAATGTAACGCTACCACTAACTGCAATACACTTGCCATTACCATCAAGCAATGCAAAATACTGTGCAGTTTCAGAAGCAAATTTAGTGAATGTATCTCCCTCATCTACTGCTACTACTGTTGCAGAAGTAGTATAAGTATTACCTAATGTAAATGCAGTTGCAGAACGAACAACAGTTCCCATTAAACCAACAGGAGTTGTATAATAAGCATCTAATGTATAACCTGTAGCAACCTTTGTTAATGCTACGGATAATAAGTTAGACTTTGTAGTTCCTGCTACTGCTGATACGGATGTATAAATTGCAGGTACTTTATTCTTTGGAATGATAATATCGTGGTACATACGGAAATTAACCTTATAACCATCGAAATCCTGTACCTGTTCAGGTGTCCAAATCTTTGACTTCTCTAACTTAACAACAGGAACAACTGCCTTTTTAGAAGCAATCATAAAGTTGATAACATAAGAATTTGCACTTGGCATATAACCATTATCAGTTGTTACTACACCTGTGAAGAAACGGTTAGATGGTACTTCGATAATCTGTCTACCCTCATACTTCTCAATAGTGAATGTAACATCAGCATTACGATATTCTTCCTGTGTTAATCTCTTATATAATTCAGTAGTATTACGAATTAAAGTCATAACATTTGGAGAAACGAAAATTACTTGTTCTTCCTCAGGTACACCGTGTTCAAATAACCATTCGAATGCACTATTAAATCTACCGATAATTTGGTTAGCTGAAATTGTTTCTGATACTAGGTTTCCTAAAGCAACATTACACTTCTTTGCCATCTTTGAGAAACGTACTGCATCAACTTCAGGTACAACCTTTGTTCTTAAAAATTCAGCAAGTAAATTACCAATAACTAAACCTGCAGTTTCTTCGTTGTCCATATTGTCAACTCTAAACTGTCTACCTCTATCATACTCTAATTGGAATAATTCCCACTTTGCTGATGTATCTCCAACCTTATAACCATCATTAGATGGATAAGTAGCATAACCATTGTTTGCACTACCTAAACCATTATTTACTCTATAATAGTCGGATAAACCATCCATTAGTAAGGACATAACCTTAACATAGCCTGTTTCCTTAAAGTTTAAATCAATAAATTTTGAGCCATTAACTAACACATTAGTCTTTGCTTCCTGTGTTAATACTGTATCAATGGCTTCCTGCATATACTTTGTAATTAGTCCGATTGAATTTGCCATTTTCTAAAATCCCCCTTATTATAATAATTTCATACCGAACAAGCGTGAAGCTTCTTCCTTTTCTTTTGCTTCATCGTTTTCAATTTCTTCTCCTGCGTGAAGTAAACCCTTTGCGTGTTCTAAATCTTCAGGAGTAATTTTGCCCTCTTGAGCCATTTGTTCTAGTGCTTCTAAAATCTGATTATCATCAGCACCTTTTTCTCGCATTTCTGCAATTAGTTTTTCAACCATTTTCTAATCTCCTTATCTTTTTCTTTTTAAGCCAAACATTTGCATTGCCAAATCACGCTCATTCACGCTAGGCTTTTCTTTAGGGCTTTCATTACCCAAAAATTGAATAGTGGTTTTAGGCTTAACTTCTTCCCCACTTTTCGTAATCCACTCACTATGAGTAGGTAATTCATTTGCTAGGTTTTCTTCATTAAGTTCAAGTTCTTTTCCCTTAAAGAATGTCCTAACATCTTCATAGCGTTCAGGATTGATATTGTTTTTCAAGAATAGATTACTTTCTTTTAATGAATTCACTTCCGTTTGGATAGCATTATATCTTTCTTCCATTACGCTATATGATTGTGCCTTTCCGATTAAATCATCTAGGGCATTTCTATCTTCTACACCATAACGCTTAAATAGAGATTTTCTATCACGGTCTAATCGTGCCTTTACCATCTCATTTACTTGTTCTTGGGTAAAAGTCTTTGGAGTTTCTTCTTGTTCGGTGTTCTCCTCTACCTTATCTTCCTCATTCTCCGTTGTAGAAGTTTCAACATCAGTAGTCGCAGTGTCTACACTTTCTTCCTGCTTAATTTCTTCCATTTATTTTTTCCTCTTTCTTGAGTTTTTAACTTATTTAGATAAATAATCCTTAATGGCTTTCTTTAATTCATCCTTTGCCATTTTTGGAGCATTGATAATTAAATCTTGTCCCTCTTTAGTTGCTTTTAATTTAGTCATTGTATCTCCATCAAGATAATTGAAATCTTCTTCTTCATCTTTCGTTTCATCTTTGGCTTCGTATAAATCGGTCATAAAGTTTTCGATTTCTTCATCTCTTGCTCCATAACGCTTTAATAAATTACGAATTTTCTCTGCTTCCATTTCGGTGTCCTCACTTTCGGTTTTTGGGTTTTCTTCCTTTACCATATCTACTTTATTTTCATAAGCAACATTGATTTCTTCATCAGTAAGTGGTGTACCTCTTAATAAAGCCATAGATAATAAGTATTGATATATGTCATCTTCATAAGAAGCCATAATAGGCAAATAAGGAAAATCTCCAAATTTTTCTACATAATTTTTTAATTCAATGTTTTCCATTTTATACACCTTTTATCTTTCCTATGATTTCATCAAATATTTCCAATGTTTTAGGAATATATTTTTGCATAACCTTTAAACTATCAGGATTAGTTGCTTTTGCACTCATTATTTCAGCAAAGGCTTCAGTTCCTCTGTTTACATCGCTTTCTCTTCCTTTAAAATAACTATCATTGTGTCCCATACCAAAACGTTTGCCTAAACTTGCTTGGCACATATCGGATAAATCTCCATAAACTCGATTTGCTTCACATCTTGCTTTTGCTTGTCTATCATAAATCTCATTTGATATTTTTTTCTTTTCTTCAACCAAAGACTTATAATTTTCAGGCAAAGCATTTTGATATTCTTTGCCATATTCATCATTTAAAGCATTTACTTCATTTTGATATTTACGCATTTCTTCGTATTTGCCTTGCCTAAAGGCTTCACATCTATTTTTTCTTACTTCATCTAATTTTGCTTGAATTTCCAATACTTTAGGAGAGTTCATTGCTTGTTTGCCAACTGCCATCGTTAAGTTTTCTAATTCTTCTTCACGCTTCTTTAATTCTTGAAATTCAGGAGTATTATAAGATGATTGCTTTTCTTTATAATCATTAAAAAGTTGGTTATAATCTGCATTTTTTATCTCTTCTTGTATCATTTCCGAAATTGTTTTACCATACTTTTCGGATTTATAACTATTACTCCAAGTTCTATGCTCTCTTTCAAAGGTATAATCTAAAGCGTGTCCACTTTCGTGGAAGAATGCACCACCTTTAGAATAATTATTATCAGTATTTATGGCTTCATTACCTAATTGGATTTTTCTTATTCTTCCACCCCAAGCATAAGCATACATAGAATTTAAGTTTTTACCCATTTTTATTTCTACATTAGGGTTTTGTTTATAATAATCTCCAATTACTCCTGATAATTCATCATCAGCACCCTTTATTTGTTCTACTAATGATTTACCATTTGGAGTAAGTTTACCTCTACTTGAAATTCTATCACTAATGGATGAAATTAAACTCTCATTACCTTTACCATCATATTTAGGTTTTGCCTGTACTGATGTTGCTCCATCTGATTTTATTTCTACACCTAGTTCATCTTTAGGTTTCTTAAAGGAAGTGAATTGAATATGCTTGTTGCTTCCTGTAGCATTATCTCCATATTCTCCACTTGCATCTCCGTGTCCTGCTTCAACATAATTTTGCTGATTTCCTGCACGATTACGTTTTGTAGGCATTTCTTACACCCCCTATTACTAAATCTCAATTATAATTCTATTACCATTTTTAGTTATTTTTTTATATTTAACATCACTATCAATTAAATATTCATCTTCATCAGCTCTAGGCAAACCATTTACATCGGCTACTCTACCACCTTTGCCAACTCTATATTCAATAATGTAACCACCTTGATTTTTAGCAAATGTATCAGCTACATTTTCATTAGTTGAAGCACTTTTGAAAGATGTTGTTTTACCATCTTTTTGCACTTCATTAAATTCTTCTTTGCTAACACCTCTATACAATGTTATCGGTTTTTCTAAATCATATTTGCTAATTGCACTTTTTATGTTTTTTATTTTTTCTTCTAGGTCTTTTTTTGTTTCATCATCAAAATCTTTATTTCTTCCACTCATATATTCGTTTATAATTCGTGTACCCATTTGCATATAACTTAAAGCAAATTGCTCTTGTTTTGGTAAACTATAATAATACTGCTGATTTTTTGGCAAATTTTTAAAGTTCTCAATAAAATTATTTCTTGTTTTTTCATCAAAATTATTAAGCATCTTATTATTTTCTATATAATCATTTAAGTAATTTTTAACTTTAGCATATTGTCCCTCATTACCATCAATCCAAGCAACATCCTCTAGTTTTACCTTTTGGGAATATACTTTTCCGTTCCCTGAATAATCTTGTGCCATCATTTTCGATGGAGAAACAAAAGTTCCCTGCCCTATTGGTTTGCTACTATAAATTGTAACATAACCACTTTCTAAAGCCTTTTTGCCATCTTCTTTAGTAAAATCAGGATAAGCATAATTATCAATATCATTTGGATTAAATGCTTCTTCTATATCCATTATATCAGATGGCTCTCTTATTCCCTGATGGTAAGTGTCAAGCATAGGATTATTTTCTTTTATAATTTCAAATTGCTTCTCCTTATGCTCGGTTACTTTATGTCCTATTTTCTTCGCAGGTTGATTTTCAGTTTTCTTTGGTTGTGGTCTTTCTTTAGGTTTATTTTCTCCCTTTTGGGTTTCCTGCTCTTTCCTCAACGCTTCTATTTGATTATAAAGTTCCTTACGCTCTTGTGAAAACATCGATAAACCACTCATTTTGCTTTTTAATTTTGCAATTTCTCCCTCATAATCTCTAGGTCTTGCAAAATTTTGAAATTGAGTATATCTTCCTGTTTCATCATCATAAGGTTGTGGCTTTCCACCACCACCATCTTTTAAAGGCATAATCCCACCACCTTTTACTTATAATATAACACTTTATTTGAATTTTGCCAAATACTCTTTCCATTTTGCGATTAAAAATTTATCTTTTGTGATAAAATGCCTTAAAATTTTGTTTTCTTTGTCTTTTTCAAGTAATGCCCTATGATATGCTAATCTATCTTCATAAGTCTTAATAATCGTTAAAATATCAGCTTTAGTATAACTACCAACTTTTAGCGTTTTTATCTCTCTTTTACCTGTTTTAAAGGTCATTTTATTCTTTTTTAACAATAAATTTGTACTGCTTCCTAATACATCATCATTAGATAATTGCTTATAGAAATGTCTACAATTTGGTCTTGTAATCATCCAAACAGGCTTACCTATTACCCATTGGAAAGTCTTAATATCATTTGTTCTAATATATTTATGAATTCTTTCCTTTGTAGTTGCATCAGTTATTATACTTTCCCAATTTTCATCGATATATAATTTTCCCTGATAATTTTCGTGGTCTTTTGCACTATCTCTATGCTTGGATATTAAATACCAAATTCTTCCGTTTTTATTTCCCTCTCTTATGTCTGTATCAATTATTTCCAATTTTCTATCAGTTTCATATCTTTTGGCTTCTTCGAATGCTAATGTATTCGTTTGGGTAAAAATCAAAAGAAAAGGGAAATATATATTCTCTATATCTTGCTTTTTAGAATTCTGCTTTGCTAATTCAGTAGCAAATTTTTCTATAGGCTTCGTATAGGATATACCATACACTTTACTTATTTTTAAAATATCACGATGGATTTCTTGAAATGTTTTCTTTTTCAATAATCCCTCATACACTTTAGATATATACTCATTTCTTGCTTGTTTAAGCGTTGAAATCAGTTTCTGTTTCCTCTTGTAAATCCATTCTAGGTTTGTCATTATCGAAATCTCCTAATTTCAAATTATCTTTTTCTCTTGATTTCTCTAACTCTTGAATTTCGATTTCCTTTTCTTCTTCGGATAATTTATCTCCCCATAGTAGTTCTACATACTTTCTTGTGGATATTTGTCCATCACTCCAAGCATTACCCAATACGCTTAATTCATTTTCAAAGGATGGATTTGCAAATTCATCAAATTTAATTGAAAAATCGTAATCATCGATTGTAATATCTCCTGTATCGATGTACTCTTGTATCATTAGGCACAAAGTAACAAGTTCCTTAATTATCTTGGTTTGTCTATCGATAATATTATTTCTTGTCATTATTGTAACCTTTTCTTTTTCTCTTTGTGCATCTGCATTATCTTTCTTTGCGATGTCAATACCCATTGTTGCAGGGGATAATAATCCTGTTAAAATGAAGTCTAGTTTTGATTTTGCATCGTTGCTATACTGCTCAAAATTTAAAATAGGTTGTGTTGTAGTAATTGCTCCTGTATGCTCTCCATCTCCATTAGGCAATGTATCAATTTTTACATACTGTCTATTGAAGCATTTAGGCATTTTAGGCAATCCATCAGATTGTCTTTCAAGTAAGTCAACAGGATAATATTCTACAGGGGTTGATACTCTTACCGTTTGGCTATCCTGTGATAAAATTTGGTCTAAATCATCAAACAAGTCAATTTTACCTGCAAATAGGCTTCTGCCATAATTCTTGTTTAATGGATTATAGAAAAATACGGATGGAACACCTAATACTCTATTTAATTTAGGAATAACCATATCTTTTAAATCTGCAAGTTCAGGAATTGTACTTAAAGGCACTTCCTTTGCTTCATTTTTACCATTATAAGCAAATAATTGGTACTCAATAATAGAATTACCATCCTTTATTCTTCTTGTTTCAAGTAAGCAATAGTCTTTATTCTCATATTTATAGTAATCTTTATAGATAATTCCGATTAAAACACCACTTGAATAGCAAAATTTTACATTTTCAGCTTCATAATACTCGATTAAAGGATGTTTTGCTAGTTTAAGATTGAAATTTACCTTAAATGCTCCCCAACCCTCTACCATTGTAAGTGGCTCTTGTTGTTGATTGATAATATGCTTTAAATCGGTTTTCTCTAAAATTGTATCTATTTTAGCCTGTAATATTTCATCTTCATTTTTAATTGTAAAACTACCGATAGCATTTACCAAAGTTGAAATAATGGCATTTGGAATACCACTATGTACCCTTTTTATATCGGCTTCTTCGGATGAAATACCCCAAAAATAATTTTTTCTATTTCTATTGTAAATAGGCTCTCTATTGTTACCATACATTTGCTCGTTTGTATAGTAATTTAGCAATTCATCTCCAATACCAATATACCAAGTCTTATATTCTTGTATCTCCTGCTGAATAATTTGTTCACTATCGGATATAAAAGTAAGCCTTTCATCATAAGGATTTTCACTTAATTTTTCTATTCTCAAAAATTTTAATATCCTATTCCTAATAATATCAATTAAATTCATACGCTTACCCCTTTCATTTATTTTTATTATAGCACTATAATTAAAAAAATTTCAATTACTAATGTTGTTTAAAGTCTTTCCATCTTCTCAATCTATTTATAATAGGATACCAAGCGTACTCATTTGAATTTATAGCGTGGTCATCGAAATCTTCTCTAACCTCTCCTTTTTCCCCTTTTCGTGAGTTTCTTATCTCCCTTATTAAATTAGAACACGCTTCAGACATTTGGAATTCTCCCCAAGCCATCAACAAACGTATAAAATCAACTCTTGTTTGTATTCTTATCTTTGTACTACCCATAAATTGTACATTGAATAATCCTTTTTTCTTTGCTACAAGTTCTAATCCCTGCCTAAAGCCTATATCAGCACAATCTACATATACAGGTATGATACCTTTCATCAATACAGGATGGTTTTGATATAACTTCTTCCATTCGATTAAGGTATCTACTATATCTTCCATCAACTGTGGCTCGGTTTTCTTTACCATTTCATTCTCATTTGAATAAAAAAACTCATTGATACAATTAAGTTTGTTGAAATCGGATGTAATTCCTACCATTTGCATTGTTGTAGCTGAACGAATTCTTACATCCTTACCGTGCTTAATCTTACCCTCTCCATTGGATAATCCTGTATCAATACCTATGGCATAGCAATTATATGCAGTATTGTTTATCTCTGCTCTTGATTTGATTAAATCTTCCGTAAATTCAGGATATGTGCTTTCAGTAGCATTCCCCCACATCCCCAATGCTTCAACCTTATAGATTTCAGGTGCTCGTTTTCTCAATTCTTCCATTACTGCATCATAGGTTTCTATATCTCTAAATTCATTTATCTTATAAGTGGATATATGTAGATATACTCCTTTACCATATCCGATAATTTCATCTTCATTCTTATAATCAGCATAAGTATGAGTTAATAAGTATTGTAAATCATCCTCTAATCTACCTTTAAACAACTTTTTATAAATCCAATGGTCTATATTCCAAGCATTAAAGCAAAAAGTAATTTGATGGAATAATCCATCAGGTAATTTACCTCTTATACTACCATCAAATACTCTCCAAGCATCATAATCATCTATTTCAAAGGCTTCTTCTACATATACATCAGTTAAATAACCATATACTACTTCGATGGATGTTAATTTTTCAGGGTTATCAAATCCTTTAAATAAAATAACCTGTCCTGTTGCTCTATAGGTAATAAGCATTTCACTATCTTTGAAGTCGAAATAATCTTTCATACCCATAATATTGATTATCTTTTTTAATCTAGGATAGGTAGAATGTCTATGTGTATTGAATGTTTCTCTTACTACAACTACATTCCTACGTTCATCGGATATAATCTTATCTATGATTTCAAAACCACACATATCCCAAGACTTTTTAGTATTTCTTGCTCCCTTAAATGCTCTATACCTACAATGGCAATTTTTCCAATAACCTCTAGTATATCCTTTACCAAATAATTTATACAATGATAAATACGTTATTTTCACTCTTCTTCATCATCCTCTTGTGGCATATCAGATACAATAGCAACTCTTTCGATGTTTGTTTGTTCTGCCTTATCCGTTTGTCCAAGATATTGCTTACCCAAGAATATAGCCATTGCACTGTTTCCCTTTTCAGCTATCTTAAATTGAGTTCTTCGTAATGAAGCCTTACCACATTCGTGTAGTTCTTTTACTTTTTTTACAAAGGTAGTTCCATATTCTTGCATACAAAAGTTATTAACTGTATCGTATGATACTCCAAAGAAAGCCGATATTTCTTCTCCTGTACACATCATTGCACCTAATTTTTCAAATTGTTTCTTGTCTATGGCATTACCTTTTTTCCCATCTTTTGCTCCTTTAGTTCTTGACATTTGATTTACCCCCTTAAAATACATCGTTTTTGCCGAAATATTAAGTTTTTTATAGCGTAGGCTATAATTCCACATAAAGTGTAATAGAATTCAAATTTTTCCTATTTCCATTTTACAACATATTTTTATTTTATGCAACAAATGAAAAAACCCATCATAAAATGGGTTGTATGTTGTTATCTATAAGAAGTTTGTTAAATTCGTTTAGGGATGTGTTTCTTGATATATTGAATTCAGTTAATACATCCTTTACTTTCATTCCGTTAAAGTTGTTATCCGATTGTAACTTGAAATTCATATAGTTTCGTAAAGATTTGATATTGTCTTTATGGATAATAAGCATTGCTTCTAAATCATCTTTGTACCTGTTAGGAAATCTCTTTTCCCAAAATGTGATGTAATCCGTTAATTTTAGATTATGCTTTATGATGTATTCCTGTACAGTTGCTTCATCCATCTTTTCTTTACGCTCTGCAAGTTCTAATACAATCTTTCCGTTATCCCCCTCGAATTTATCGTAAAGGACAACTAATATTTTTTTTATTTTTTTAAGTTCTTTTATTTTCTCATTATTAAGCATTGTATTTCATATACTCGGTTGTTAGCCAATATGCTCCTTTCTCTAGTCCATCCACAATGATTATTTTTGTACCCTTTGGCTCTGAAACATCTATTGTGTCATATATCTCCTTTACCTCTCTATCAGGTAAATATTGGAATGTTTTAATATAATCAGAAATTAAATCATATCTTTTCTTCGTTAGGTTGTAATTGGTTTCCTTATCCTTTACCCACGCTTCACGAATTTCCTCTATTTCAACTTTAGTAACCTTTGCATTCTTATCATCCATTTTTTTGGATTTTTCTAGGTTTTCGTATCTTACCCTTAATTCTTTATCCCATATAGTTTCGAAATCCTTTAAATAACTAGATTTTTGCTTTATTTCACGCTTAATTTTCTCTTTCTCACGAATTGAGATAGCATTTAATGTATCTATGGTATCTTCATCGTATGTACCACAAAATAGAAATCCACTATTTGCTCCTATTTTAACATTTACCTTTAACTTTTGCAACTGCTCCTTTAATGTCATTGCTTATCCCTCTTATTCGTTCAACTCAATCTTTCCTAATTCTTCATTTATCTTTTCAATCATCTTCTTGCATTTTTTCATTTCTTCTCCTGCAAGTAATAAAATTTCTTCTTTTCTAAAGGATAATGTAAAGAACGTTCTTTCTTCGTTTATTTCAAGTTTAAATATTGCCTTATCTAATTCTACAGGCTTTAAATGTAAACTCATAAAACAACA